AAGCTGGATTATGTCTTCATCTTTGATACGACCTCTAGCAATCCAAATTTCTTTAGCTTGCTCGCCGATCTTACCTTGCACTGGGCATGGAGTACCAGCATCTAACATTGCTTTGAAAACACGATCGTCTTGGCAAAGAGTAGCAACTGCTGCTACTTTCATACCCATATCGAAGAGATTCTTAGAAAGTTTGATTCTTTCGCAATTCATATCTCTAGTTGTTCCACCCATAGAGATACCAAGAATTTGCGTTTGTACTGCACCTGATGCTGCTGTAGCGCAGATGTCATTATTAATTGTTGTTATTGCGGGAGCCACTGCTGTTGGAGGTGGCGATTTAACTGTTGTTGTGCTATTTGAAGTAGTCTCAGAGACAGATCTACTTGTCGAATCAGTAACAATAGGCTGGGCTATTGCTGAAGACGAAAACATGACAAAAAGCACTCCAAAGAGTAACTTTTTATTCATTTTATTGTTCCTATTTTATTAAACTAACTACTACGTATACAAAACATCACTGTATACAGAGTTATTTAGGATTTTTAGTTTGCAAGTCTTCAACTTCTTTTTCAATGGATTTGTTACCCGATGTTAAAGATTGTCTGACTTTATTAAGGAACGATTGAGTTTTTGTTTTTGGTTCTTCTTCTTGAAGAATAGGTGTCATTCTTCTACCTGCAGAATCGTACTCTATCTTTTTAGTTCTTTCGTACAATTCTGGTTCCCAGTCTTTTGTTGGTTCTTCTATGTTTATCTCTGGGATTTCTATATCAGATGTGACTGTTTCTGTAGATACATCTGCTGTGTCTTTGACATCGACACTATCATTTAAACCAATCACTTCTTGATTGGTGGTATCTTCGCTAGGTCTGGTACTGGTTGCGGTCTCGGTGGGCAAGTTGGGCACGTGCTCATTTTGTCCTTCTCTTTCTCTCTTTAGTTGCCAGTTAGCAGCAACTAACATAAGAACTGCTAATGGATCAAATACTAGCACAATCAAGATGATAACCCAACGAACTGATTTTTCTAACACATCAGTTTCTGGATTATCACCATAGATTAGTGCTGCAATGTATTTTATTGGTCCGACTTCTGCTTCGATTTCACGGACTTGACTGGCGATCGGCGCACGTTCTTCTTGGTACTTGGCGATTTTTCCTTGGGCTGCTCCGATTTCTCCAAGGAGCTTTGTTCGCTCGGCTTGCTGTCCTCTACGGATGGCGATGGAACGCTCGGCACCTCTGGCGTCTTCTGTTCTTGCGATGGTTTGGTCAACTTGCTGATCCAGTTGAGTAATTGCTTTACGGGCTGCATTTATATTCTCCTTTTCTGTTTTAATTTTCTCATCAATCAGAGCCAATTTAGATTGAGCATCTCCTGTAGGAATTGCTTGATCCAAATGTGCTTTTGATAAGAAACCGAAGATGCCCATCGAAGTGAGTAACATTAAAACAATTAGGGCGATCGTGAAGTATGTCTTCATCAATCTTGGTATTTCTTTCCAAGAACGATAAAGCCATGATGCCACCGTGAGTTTTGCTGCTTCCAACAAAGTACCCATGATGGCAATTGGGATAACTGCTGCTGCAAAGATGGCGATCAACCCAGCAACTGCATAATATGCAGCTACTGCTGATAGTGCCAACGCTACAGTAAACAGTAAGTATGTCATAGTTTGTTTAAAATATGAGATCCGTGAATCCTACACATAATGTTATTGTTGTAGTATTCGGTGCTCTCAAGTACCTTTCGGGAGAATTGCTCTCGTGCTTCAACATAAGAACATTCTGCTTTTGATTTACAAAAATACAAAATCTCTCTTGAGAAGTTTTCTTTCCCAAGAGAGTCTACATCTTTATTTAGTTCTGCCGAGGAACCGAAATACTCTTGCCAATCAGAGTCGATCTTGCTACGGATCTTCTTTTTCTTCTTAGTACCATTCTTCAACGTAACTGTCTTAGTGGTAGTTCGAGAAAACTTGGCAAGTTTCTTACCGATATATTTACGATCGTTAGTTAGGTTAGTGATTAGATACACGAACCCTATACAATCCTCAGGCAGTTCTTCTACTGGTTTGTTTTGATAATACCAATTCATTCTTCATCGTCTAGATCCTCTTCTTCGTAGATGTCAGCCGAACAAACTGGGCAATATACGCAATCTTCGGTGCTGTGGTCATCTCCCTTGAGAGTGATCTTTCCTCTCGCTCCACATTCTGTACACTCAAAGTATTTAGTTGCCATTACGCTGCCTTACCCCAAACATCATCCCAAGAGCCACTCAACGCACCCTTGGCATAATCGGTTACACGATTCTCGAAGAAGTTACCATGCACTGGTGCATTGATCATTTCTTCGACCCATGGTAGAGGATTCTTCTTACGTTTAAAGATACCCTTCATACCCAAACCAATCAAGCGACGATCTGCGATATAACGAATGTATTCTTTAACATCCTCTGCTTTTAAATCACGCATATCACCAGAGGCGAATGCTAGATCAATAAACTTATCTTCCAACTCTACCATCTTTTCAGCAATGGTATAGATTTTTCCCTTTAATTCATCGTTCCAAATCTCTGGGTTTTCTTTGATGTATTCTTTGAACAACTTCATCATTGATTCAGCATGCATAGTCTCATCAACGATAGACCATGTAACGATCTGACCCATACCCTTCATAATGCCATGACGTGGGAAGTTCAATAGCATGATGAATGAAGAGAACAACTGCATACCTTCAGTGAATGCCGAGAAGATAGCGATGTGCGCTGCAGTAGATTCGATTGTACCATTCTTGGAACTTTGCTCGATAACATAATCGTGCTTATCACGCATTGCCTGATACTCAAGGAACTGATTGTATGTTGACTCTGGTAAACCAAGAGTCTCAATCAAGTGAGAGTATGCAGCGATGTGTAGTGCTTCACGTGCAGCAAAGCCAGAAAGCATCATACGCACTTCTGGTTGTGGAAAGTGCGGTAGATAGTTCTTAACATATCCACCAGCAACGTCGATATCACCTTGTGTGAAGAAACGGAAGATGTTCGTCAAGAACTCTTTTTCTTCTTTAGTTAATTTCTTTTTCCAGTCTTTGACATCTTCTGCCATTGGCACTTCAGTGTGTAACCAATGTGCTTGCTCGTGCTTCAACCATGCTTCATATGCCCATGGATAGTTAAAGGGTTTGAAGTATGTTCTTTCGTCCGTTAGTTTACTATTTTTCTTTACCATTATTCTTTGTCCAATTCTAGTTGTATGTGATTGTCCACTATAGAAACTCCGACCACTTCACGCATTCCATATTCAGTATTAACCAAAACCTTAATTATTTGTTTAGGTTTGGGCAACTCTCCACTCGCTTTAGGGTAGAGTGCTGCCCAATATTTTTGAATCTTTCCAGCTATGTCGTAGGCGTCCATGATCACCCCTCACAAGCTAAACATTCATTACCTTGCGCTAAGTCGTGCAAGTTAATTTCTTTAATAACTTCACGTTCAATGCGCTTTGCCACTTTATCGGCTTTTGCGATCTTATCGCTACGGCAATAGTACATAGTCTTAAGACCAGTCTTCCATGCCATAAAGTGCACAGCGTGGATATACTTGATGTGACTGTCTGGTCTAAAGAACACATTCAAAGACTGCGCTTGGTCTACATATACTTGCCTGTCTGCGGCGTGTTGTACGACCCAACGCTGGTCAATTTCCATAGATGTCTTGAAAACATCTTTTGTCCAGTCGTCCATCCAATCAAGGTGCTGAACGCTACCATCATTCGCAATAATCGAACGCCATATTTCTTGATACTCATCTTCGCCCTTCGGTGTCAATGGAGTACCATCAGATGACAAGTGCCCCATGATAACCTGATCTAAATAACGATTCTTATTCAAGTGAGAACCCGATAGAGTGTCTTGACGATAAGCGTTAGCCCTATAAGGTTCAATACTAGGAGAGGTATTGCCCATAAGAATGGAAGAACTAGCATTGGGAGCAATTGCCATGAGATGGCTGAAACGATTGCCAGTGCCTTGAGCGTCTGGTGCCTCACCTCTTTCCAATCCAAGTTGCTTGTTAGCTTCATCTAGTTTCTCTCTAACTGTAGAAAAGATTTGTTTGTTAAGTCCCACTGCCATGCTTGATTCCCATGGGATATTCTTGCGCTGCAGTAATGCATGCCAACCAAGTGCACCAATACCAATACTACGCTCACGCATTGCAGAATACTTTGCACGTTTAATAGCGTTGGGTGCATGATCAATAAAGTATTGAAGAACATTATCTAGCATTTCTGCGACGTCACGCAAGAACGTAGGATGATTCTTCCACTCATCATAGTATTCTAAGTTTAGAGAAGACAAGCAGCAAACAGCAGTACGCTTTTCGTTCGTTGGCAGAATAATCTCAGAGCACAGATTTGACTGGTGAATCTTCAGACCTTTGTCTTTAAGCCAATGTGGCATCTTACGATTAGACTCATCAATAAAATGCAGGTATGGTTCACCAGTAGTCATACGCATTTCTAGAATACGCATCCACAATTCTTTGGCAGAAACAACTTCACGCACTTCGTTAGAAGCTGGATCAATAAGTTGCCATGAATCATCTGCATCAGAGTCAATCATGCATCGTTCGATAATTTCCATAAATGCATCAGGGATGTTAATACCATGGTGCATGTTCAACGTGCGCATGTTTTGATCGCCTGT